TTTTTTGGCGTAGGGCGTTTGAAGATTTGCCGCGCCCACAATAAAACGACCCCGCCGAGGGAACGCCCCCCGGCGGGATCGCCGCAAAAACCTTGATTACCGCGCAACGCGGCGACTCCCCAACACAATACGGCACACCGCCGAACGGCTGACCCGGTACTTCCGGGCGATATCCGACTGCTTCATCCCTTTGCTCTTGTCCTTGCGGATGCCCTCCACCGTCAGGGTGTCAATCTTGAACACGGGATTCCCCCTTTGACCGCGTGATCTTGTACCGCTGGTCGGCGCGGATCGAGACGCGGATACGGTCGTGATTGCTTGAGCCTTGCAGGTTGGCAAAGATCTGCGCGACCTGCTCCCCCGCCTCGTCAAGCAGGATGATCGACTCGTCACGCTTACGGATGGTGATGGTCAGGAAGCCGCCTGCGATGGTGTTAGCTGACATGGGCGACCTTCGTGTTGGGGTTGCACTTGGTGATGAAGTTCACAACGCGGTTCATCAGATCCTCGCGTATCTCGTCCTGCGTGTCCCCCTCTTCAAAGAGGCACAAGCTGCTGAACCGCGTCCCCTCGATACCCTCGGGGTTGGTCTGCAACAGGTAGACCGAAGCCCGCCAGTAGGCAAGCGGGGTATTGCCGTCCGACTCGTCCACCGAGTGCAGCATCGGGTCGCCGCCAACGATGACCAAGACCGGGCGGTCAAACTTGCCCGCCAGCCCGCGCTGGACACGATCTTCGCTCAACCAAGCGGGGTAGCCGTCCTTGCGATTCCATTCCACGTCATGCAGCACAGGCCGCGCCCAACGGTTATTGTCTTCTTCTTCCATTATTGCTCTTCCTTTCGTTCTTCGAGCATTGCATCGGCAAGGCGGTACTCGTCCTCCTTGAAGCAATCCCACCCAAGATCATTAGCAACTACTCGCTGTGCATTGCTGTGTATGTAGCCATCCCGCTCAACGAGAAGCTCGCAATACATCTGCCTTGCGTTGTCGCGCTCTTTACGAAGCGTCTCAATTACATCGGCAGCACGGTCGGTAACAAAAACCTGCCCAAGCCTTCTCCATGCTCGCAGTTCAATCACAATGTCTTTTTGGTCGCTCATGTCGTTCCTTCTCCGCCGTGGCGGTGTTAACCTTCAGAACCCAAACGCTTTGAACGCTTCGACAGGGTTGGCGCGGGGGCCGCTAGTGCCTGTTCGATTGCGCTGGCGATCATGTCAGCCTGTAAATCACTCTTTTCGGTGATGCCCTTGTTCGGGCGAAGCTGCATGAGCCGCTCGCGCCTTGCCTGCTTGTTCAGCAGGGTTTGATTTTTCTTTAACGCGGCATCTTGATTGAGTAGTACCGCGTGCAGGTTTTCGTTGTCGTATTTTGCTTCGTTCAAATCAAGGTGCAGTTCCTTGATTTGCGCGGTCGCGTCCTTGATGAGTGCGGTAGCCACCTTGAGCGACTCAACCAATTCCGCACAGGTCTTGCAGTTTTTCATGTCGTTCCTTTCTCCGCCTCAAGGGCGGCAATGCGTTCTCCGATCCATTCCATGCAATTCACGGCCATGCTGTTCCCCAGCGCCTTGTACCTCGGCCCATCCGGGCAATCGTCTGCCGTCTTCTTGCGCCAAGGGATCAGCGTGTAATCGTCGGGGAACCCCTGCAAGCGTTCGCATTCAATGGGAAGTAGGCGGCGCACGGTCATGGCTTGCGCCACCCCATGCACTACAGATCTATCCACGGTCGGCGATGGGTCACCGGGCTGGCCAACGCCAAGACCTTGCCGATTTTGTAAGTCAAGTTTGTTGGGGTCGCGCTTTGCATTGCGTAGGTCAAGCGGATAAGTGGTCGCCATAAATAATTGAGCATGGTGCGACTGCACACCGGGGACAAGCGCGGAAACCGTCAGCCCGACATCGGTCGGCGTGGCGCTAAAGTTGTTGGCCTTGGCATCCTCGCGGACTGAATAGGCTTGAATGGCAACGGTTGTCGCCCGCACGTCCCCGCAGTCGAACAGCGACAGCGTGGGGTTGACCTGACCCTCTACCCATGTCTCGTCATCGGTGTCAGACTGGGCGCGTTTGGACTTGGTGTACGGGACGGCTACGCAATCATGCCGACCACCACCGCCGCCGCGAATGATTGGGCCAATCATTTCAATGCCGGGGTTGCATTCCTCGTCCATTGACATCACAGGAACTAACTGCTCTGGGTTGTTGCGACACTCTCCAGAGCGCGCCGCAAGGGTTCCGGCAATTTCTTCCCGCGTCGCTCCGCTCTTCGCAGAATGCCGCTGCACGCTTTCGCGCTCAAACAACACCGTTGCGGCAGCGGTTGCGTCTCCAAGACATCCGACAACGAAGACACGTCTCCGGCGTTGCGGGACGGCACGGGGATGCCCGTGTGTTCTGCACCATTGAGCGTCGAGAACCCGGTACGAGATCCCATACCCCAATTCTGCCAGCCCCCCGAGGAGGGAACCAAAATCAAGTCCTCCGTTTGACGACAGGACACCGGGGACGTTTTCCCAAACAACCCATCGAGGCCGTAGACGTGCAGCGATTGCAAGGTAGGTAAGCATGAGGTTTCCGCGTGGGTCTTTGAGTCCTTGCCGGAGTCCTGCAACTGAAAAGGACTGGCATGGGGTTCCAGCCACGAGAAGGTCAATTGATCCTGCATCTAACGGCCACTCCTGAAATTTGGTCATGTCCCCAAAGTTGGGGACGTGAGGGTAACGATGCGCGAGAACCGCGCTGGGGAAGGGTTCAATCTCTGAGAATCCAACAGGCTCCCAGCCGAGCCGATGCCAAGCAACGGTCGCGGCCTCAATGCCTGAACAGACGGATAGGTATTTCATTCGTACATTTCCGGCGGCCGCGCCTCAAGGTACTCCCGCGTATGGCGCGAGTAGGTGCTGTTGATGACGAGCGCCATCGGGAAGTCTGACGGGACGCGCTCGTCATGGTCAAGCACTTGCCCGTCAAGGCTCACGGTCAGGATCTTCCAATCGAGCAAGCGCCATGCGGGCTGGTCGCCTGCATCCGGGTTGCCGCCATCGACTTGGTAGCGACCTTCTAAGAGGACGGTCACGGCGTGAGACATGAGGTACTCAGCAATGACTTCCGGGATGCCCGGCAACTGGTCAACATTGATGTCGTACTCAACTTCGCGCTTGCGGATCTTCTTAGTGTCTAGCATCGGAATTTCCTTTCGGTAGGGGTAGTGAAGAGGCTGTCGGGGATGGAGGAGACAACGGCAATGAATACGCGCTGCGCCTTACCAGCGCGACCAAGGCGCGTGCCGCCAGTAGGGGCAATCAGCCCTGCCGCGTGCAGCTCGCTGACCCTGCGACGCGCCCCCGCGTGTAGGTGGGCTTTCGCCTCTGCCTCGTCTGAGGTCAGCCCATACGCTCCCGCCGCCTTGAACGCGTCAAGGAGGGCGGCTTGCAAGCCTGCGAGTTTGGGAGCCATGTCATCGGCGGCCATGTGGCTGGTCGCGGGGTCAGAGCGGCGGGCGGTCAAAGGCTCACCACCGTGTTCTCGTGGCGGGCAATGAACGCACCTTCGGCTGCGTCGATCTCGTCCACGCACGCAGCAAAGGCGTTCTCGTTGTCATGGTCAACGGCGGCAAGATCGTTGTGTGCGCGAATCACGCGCTGGCTTACGCCGTCCTTGATTTCCATAGCGGCGGCAAGCAGCGCATCGTTGTACTGCTTGGCAATGCGGTCGCTGTTCAGGGCATCGGTGACGGTCATTTGGGTCTTGGTAGACATTTGCTCAGTCCTCTCAAACTGGGTGCGTTTGTCAGCGGCACGCGCCTCTGACATCGGAAAGATACTGACAGGTACATCGGCTCGCAAGGGGTCAATCCGTAAGTTTGTTGACGGATTTCCACACAATCGCACATTCCTAGCCCGAAACCCGCATCAAATAAATTGACACCGCGCCCGATTATGATGTTGCCCGGTGTGCCAGCCGCGCTGGTGGTCGGCTGGCGCGGTTGGTACGCCTAAAAACAAACGCGGCGCGGATCTTTC